AGACCAGAAGAATCAAATGTGGGAAGTGACCCACTATAAGAAAACGTAGGAAGAGCTGGTACGACAGGTGGTGTATATGTGGGAAGACCATCTTGATACAACTTTAGTAACCCAGTAGTAGCATTTGCGACCTTTTCTACCTCAGCATTGGATAATCTCATTAAATCTTGAGATGCAGCGTACATAATAACCACATTGTCCCACTCAGCTAGTATCCATGAATCAGTATTCTCAGTAGCTAATGGAGGAGCTGCATATACTATAACAGCTTTATCTCCATTCTGACCACTTACAGTTACTGTAGTCCCAGCAGGATCAGTATATACAAGATCATCCCCAGGAGTGCCAGCGTCAAATGCGGCCTCTTCATTGTAATCAGGGTCAGGTTTAACATAGATTTTCCCAGCAAGCTTATAAAACTTAGGAAACATCCTAGTTGGGAAATGAATTGAATCAGATTCGTCAGTTGCGTATAAAAGAGAATCGGGAATCTCTAAACAAGGTCTTTTTACTCTTTTACCAATAGTTCCTTCGTTAGCAGTTCCAGAACTATATGTAGTTTCATATCTCCATACGGCAAGAATCTTATCGTAAGCTATTCCAGAGCCAGTTCCTACTACATCGACATCTCCTTCACGACCAACTAAACCGTTCTGGGTAGCATCAGATTCTGTCGTACTCGCAATAGACCATAAAAATTTTTCAGGTAAGGAATTAATAAGCCATTTCGAGGCATTATTAATGAAGGGGACTAAGTACCTTGACTTAGAAGACTGACCTGTGAGGTTATTTACACGTTGCCAGAGTTTTAACTCCGCCATTTATTATTAGTAACTAGACTACCAAAGTGGGCCGCTGGGAGCCGAAGCCCCCAGCAACTTGCTTATCCCACTATGTTATTTCCATACAGCGTGTGCTTCAGGCATTTTGAACTCAAAGCCAGCTTCGGTAAGGATCATATCAACGCGCTTATCAACGCCAGAGTTCTCAAGGGTCTGAACTCCAACGTAGATGGCGGTGTCACGATTTATACCATTTCCGACCAACGGACGATACTTAACATAATTCATGTTAATCGCTAAGATTTTAACAACGCTAGAATCTAGAGCAATATTACGAGATACGTTAATGTCTCCATAAGGAGTACTAATCTGCGTCAAGTCAACACCGAATAGAGATTTCTTACCAGCGACTGCAAAGTCATAACGGAAGTTATTAGAACCAGTAGGTCCACTAACTACATTAGCTAGTAATGCACTATGGTCACCAGAACCGAGCTTCAAAAGCCAGTTATAGGTTGCAGTATCGCAGAAGAATACAGTTGCGTTCGCATTGTTATAGCGAGGATCAAGGAATTTACTCATGTCTTCTAGGAAGTCATCAGTACTCTTCGATGAATGAGTGAGTGGAAAAATATTTCCAGCTCTCAAACAAAAGTCAGCTGCACCTTGTGTGTAGTAATGAGTATTACTATCAACAGTTGCAGAGCCTTGAACGCCAAACAATCCAGCCATCTCCATGTTCCACTTATGCTCGACCAACTTATCCTTCCAAACTCTTGCCCATTCATTGGGCTCAAATTTGAGAACAGTTGCGCGAGACGTATTGGTCATCCCGAACTCATCACGGAAGATTTGAGTCTGTCCGTAAGAAGTACTATAAGGTTCGTCTTTCCAAGTTTGACCAAGTAGGGAAGAACCTTCCTCATAGGAAGAACCAATCGTATGAACTTGAAATGGAGCAAGCGCGGCAGCGCCTGTATCCTTAGCACCAGTTGCGGATTCACCAACAGACGCTAATTTTCCGTCAGATATGACAGATGCATTAGTAGTGACTGGGTTATTACCGCCAGTAGTCGCACCACTTACGGAGTACGAGGACATTTCCTTATCACTAGAAGGTACTCGAGTTAGCATGACTTTTAATCGTGCAGACTCGAACTCAGTGCCAGCGGCATCTGTGTCTTCTGTATCCCATGAACCATCACTGGTGTCAAGGTTACCAAGTACAACTTCTTCAATCTGTCCAATAAAATAATCAGAAGCAGTAAAGTGAGTCCCGCCAGTAGCGCGACTAGGTATTCTGACCATCTGTTTTGGTAGATAGTGTTGAGGACGTGTCCCAGCTCCTCCGACTTTGGTGTCATATTGCCCAATAATATTCTGAATATTTCCTTTATAGGAAGTATCAGAAGCTACCCAAAAGTAATGGGCAGTACCAGCAGCAGTTGATACCGTAGCATCTGTGCCGCCTTCCCCATAGTTATTTGCAGTAGCGCTTGCATTGTGAGCAATGACATAACTGTGTCGTTTGTGCCAAGATTGTCTCTTTTCAGCGTATTTAAACGCGGGGTCGTCCGTTGGGGATTTAGCTATTTGAGATACGAGTCTAAAGAATGGAGTCTGGTTAACTGCAAGTTCAGAGAATCTATCGGAAAAGTCAAATCTTCGCCGCATATCTCCTGTGGACTTGTCAGAACCAGCATATAAGCCACTCTGAGGCTCGCTTAAGCCAGTTACACTACTGATTGCAAGAGGTGTTGTAGCCATAGTTAGCTACCTCCTATTGTTTGTCAGCTCTCGACATAATGTCGCTAATCCCCTGGCCAGAACTCAGAATTGCATCAAATACAGCATCATCGGGAGATTTCGTAGAAATCCCAGCATGAGAACCCGCAGCAGCCATACTGCGTGGCTTTGATCGAACCGTCTTCATTTGTTCCGCTATATCCTCTCTCACAGAGTTTTGGATGTTTTTCTGTTCTTTACCTCTATTCATGAGATACCAAACGTCTTCGTAACTCAGAACATGCTCTTTTGCATAGCCTTTCATATCTTCAAAGTCATTATCAGATATTTCAAACTTTGCTCTAAAGTCATTTTCTTTTTGAGCCCTAGCGTTTGTTGCAGCTGTCTGACTTGAAAACTCAGACAATCTGCGTTGAACAACACCATCTACTGTGTGATTGAGTATTTTAGCGGATGAAGAAGACGGATCAGTTATAGCCTCGTCATAATCAAACGTAAAGTCCTCATCTAACCCCAATTGCTCTTTGACACTTACTGGAGCCGTGCCACCACCCTCAAAATAGTTTCGCACGTGGGAAACCAAGTTCGGGTCTTCTCTCATTGCGTCAAGAATAGGCATGTAAGGTTCTATTTCAGTAATGCGATTGTTAAGTCGCTTGGCTTCTGAACTTGAATCACTATACCTCTTCTCTAACGTCTTATAATCATCGGCAGGTGCTGATTCCTCAACAGGAGCTTCTTGCACCGCGTTTGTTACAACGGGTTGAGACTCCTGCTCTAATTCACCAGGCCCATAAGTAACAGCGTTAACTGACTTATCGAGCTCAGAGAAAAAGTCTGCGGAATCCATATCATCCATAGTGCCAGGGTTATCTGCAGCCAACTCGTCAAGAGAAGGACCAGATAAGTTGCTAGAACTAGTTTCTGTTTCTGCCATAATTACCTCCTAATTTACGACAACAGCGTTATCTCTGTCAAGATTCGTTATCTTGTTCAGCTTTCATAGCCCCAGAGAGGACTGTTGCCTGAGCTGCCATGTTACCTGCGGCAATTTTTGCTTTTGCCTGGGTATCCACAACAGCTTTTCTAATCTCCCCATCAGCTTGTAGAACTTTCTGTTTAATTCCAGATTGTACTAGTTGCCTTTCAAGAGTCTCAATAGTTCCTTCTCTATCACTTAGAGTCTCTTGTAATTGTTCAAGTTGTCCTTGTAATTGTGAATACAAAGATTTTCTCTTCATAATGGTTTCTTTATTTCTAATATCTGTTTCAGCTAACATTGCTATATCATCAATAAGTCCAGCCTGATACCATCTAAAGTATTCATCTATTAATGCCCATCTATTAATAGGCATTGTGGAACCAGCTATAATACGAACATCAAATTGAGCAGTAGGATAATCATTAAACTTCTCTACTGAATTTCCAAGATCATTATAAATCGGAATGTTAATCTCAACAGATTTCTCTACATTGTTAGGTTGGACAATCCTAAATACTTTATTAGTCTGATATGTTGCTTGCGCTAAATCTTTAAATATTCTACCAATATGCTCAAGAGCTGGCTCTACGATGTTATGCATCCAAGCTTTAATACGCCTAGTACCAAACTCATCAAGAGCTAACATACCTCTATAAGTTTCGTGTTCCTCACCAGTGGCACCTTGCATAGAGCTAGAAATTCCAGAGAGATACTCCATATCTCCTTTGCCTTCCTGGGTAATCCCAAAGAAAGCATTATTCAGAGGTAAGGGCTGTACTGCGGTAGGTGGAGCAAATCCCTGCCTATATTTGAGCAAGGCACCTGGAGAGGAAGAATATTGTTCCCACTCATCCTCTGGGACTGACCCTTCTTCATATAACCATCTAAGGTTAGATGATAGGTTCGCATTATGAATGAGGATTTGATGTGATTTATTAATTTCTTGCTGTTTACCAACTAAGGGAGTAACAGCACTCATCGCATAAGGAGTCCCAGTATATAAGTATGGAATTGGAATCATAGGATAATCTTTTATTGGAAGAGTAAACTCATAAAGAAATGTATCTCCAGCCACACACCTAACCTGAACTCTATCTTCAAAGAATGGAATAGCATCTACGACTGAACCAGTAAAAACATCATCTTGACTTCTTAGGTCAAATTCCGCTTTTTCCATAATCACATTTTCTATACTAGCAATCTCTTCTGCCGCCTTAGCCCTTAATTGCTGTGCATACATCTCAGTTTCCGCTAGAGCATTTTTCTCAGCTTTATCTATTTCAAGAGCAGCTCTCTCCTCGATAACCTCACCATTCATGAGAGCTTCTTCCATAGAAGCTTTTAATTCAGCGACTTCAACAGACTTCTCCCTACTAAATTGTTCTACATCATCTGCAATCTTTTCCTCAATAGCCTGCATCTGAGCCCTTGAGGGTTTCGCTTTAATAAAGACATTTACATATTCTTCCTTAGTCTTCATATAGCACTCATAAAAATCTATAACTGTATCCATCTCCCCAGTTTCAGGTTGATAGGAATCAGCCCCTAAATCAAGATGCTGTATGTGCTGAGCGGAACTAAAATCTCTATCAAAATATTCTTGTATCCCTACTGATGCATTAACAGGATTAGCTTTCTTAACCTTCGATGCATAATCAGGAATCAATGCTTTTAACTGTTCTTTTGGGAGGTCCTTCTTAACAATAATATAAGAGGCATCTCTAAGTAATGGGTCTCTAGACATGGGGTCTGGGAAAACATCAAACGGATCAACCCTCTTAAATACAACTTCTCCCATTCCTTTATCCATATCTGGGTCAACATCCATCATGAAATAACCCGTAGATTTTGTAAGTGAATCTAGAATAACATTAGAGAAGACTGACTTTCCATTACTAAGATTCCAGCAATAATCCATAAGATCAGCGTGTACAGCGGATACATCTATATCTGATTCCTCTGCTCCCACAGCCTGCCATCTTGGGTTTCCTGCAGTTACAAAGAACTTCATAGTCTCAATAACAGGAGTAATTCTATTAATAATAAAAGTAGGCATACCAGCAGCTTCTAGCTG